AGGTAAAGGATTTTGACGCTTTGGCAAAGGCTAGAAAGAAGTCTGGCAAATAATGAATGCAAAAAGAGAAGCCCTGGTGGAGCATTTAATTATGCAGGGGGCAATTGAAATGGCTGGTATTGACAATAAAGGAGAAATGCTTTACTCAATTACTGATAAACTTGAAGAAGTTAGTCCAGAACTCTATGCGGATCTTACAGAGCAATATAAACATCACATGTTCCAAATGATAAAACAAGGTCCAAAGACTATGACCTGGAGAATCCGTTCTTAAAAATATTTTATTAGTTACTTGTGTTCTTTTAAGAAAAGTGATACAATAGTTACTTAGGGGTGTTTATGAATAGCATATATGGAGCATTGGGACTAACACTATTTTTATTTTTAATAATAGGATATGTAGTAATCTTTAAAAACAAATCAGTTCCTGAGCCCATGATGACTCAATCTATGATCCATCATAAATATGCTATGAGAAAAAAATATATTGACAAAATAAATAAAAAAAGTCAATCAAAAATTCGTCAAGAAAAAGAAAATGTTAGGGTTATTATTGTTGAAAACGAGGCATACTGGGTAAAAGACAATGCCTTTTTACACGGCACCACTAATAAACGACCTGATTCATAAAGACGCTGCAGTTCAAGTTGACACAACCCATATGGATAAGGTACAATTAGATAAGATGTTGTTCATCCTGGACAAACTGAGAGAAGGAGTAAGTGATGATAGTAGGGGTTCAAGGGACACCTAGTTTCAAAAACTATAATATTTTTCTTAGAGCAATGGCAGTTGCCTTATCTGAACTAAAAGAAGATGAAAAAGAATTTTATCTATATACCGCTGGTCCAGGTAATGTTAGTGCAATGGCATCAGAGTTTGTAAATCTTTCTGAAAGAGGAATGAAGGCTAGAGGAAAGTCTATTAAACTATTTAGAGATTAGCCCTGAATGGATTGAAGAAAACATAGACAGTTTTAATCATTTTGCTTTTGTTGCTAATCCTAAAGAGCAAGTCTCTAAAGTAGTAAATTCTATCAAGATCAAAAAACATTAACACAAACGTATACAACTTCTAAGGAGTACACACAATGATATCAGTTAATTCTCTTGAAAAAATGGAAGCAATTGTTTCCAAGAACAGCAACTTATCCTGGGATGGATGGGATGTTGTAGAGATGATAAAGTCAGATAAGGCTTTTACATCAAAGTACGGAGCATTAAAAAATAATGCCTGGCACTTAAAAAAGATTTTTGTCGTTTCTAGAAATGGATGGGAAATACCTGACAAGTATGTAAGGTAGCATGAATAAGTATGAATGGAAAGACAATGCTGCATGCCTGGATTATGATACAAATGTATTCTTTGACAAGTATGAAGAAGATGAACTTTTAAGACCTGCTGTAGATTTGCTTTGCTCTACCTGCCCAGTCAGAAAAGAATGTTTTTCTGTTGGAATATCTGGCAAAGAGTGGGGAGTTTGGGGTGGTGTATACTTAGAAAATGGAGAAATATCAAAAGAATTTTCTAGTCATAAAACAAAGAGCGACTGGGGAGCAACTTGGCAATCCCTAACAACGGAGTAATATGTACACAGACGAAATGAGAAGGGCATTTAGATCATTGCAATGTCCAAAAGGTTTTTCTTTAGAGATAATTGACAATGACACTTTTATAACAGTTAAAGCAAAAGAAAAAGTGTTCATGTCTTTAGAAACTGTTGATCTTAAAAGGCAGGCTGTAGAGTACATGATTCGTGTAAAGAAAGCATTAGAAGATAATGGAGCAATCGTTCTTTTAGTTAGAGAGGGTGGTAAAGATTTATGATTGATTTAATTTTGATAACTGTTCTTTCTTTGTCAACTTTAGTTCTGTTGTTTTTATATGTTGTGCAAAAAAGGGCTAATAAGGTTATTATTGCTAAAACCCTAGAAGCCATGTTAATGCAGCAACTGATCAAAGGAACAGACAAAACAGATAAAGATCAAGCAAATGAAGATTTTTTAAAATTTATTTCAGATTCTCGTGATTGGGCATATCAATATATAGAAGAGGTTCAGGCTGGTCTTAAATCATTTATTGATGAGGTCGGGCCACAGATAGATTACTATGATCATTATGGTGCAGCAGTAGATGGTATGGTTGCTCCACATGACTTTGCCCTGAAAAAAATATCTTCAGAATTTAAAGAATTAAAAAAGTTGATGCCAAAAACAGATGGTAGCATAGATACATGACAATTGATTACAACGAAAAAGACGAGATATACTTAAAAAATGTTGAAAAAATAGGCAACTCTGTAAAAAACATAAAAATTGTAGAAAATGTTTTGATCAAGGAAGATCACCAAAAACTTGTTAATTTTGCAAAAAATGTTTCAAAATGGGAGAAACAGCCTTGGGGTGTTTATAGAATTATCTCAAAGGAAATGCCAAATCACATAGTTGAAATACTATCTAAAATATTTAAAACTGCATATGAAAATTTTATAGAGATGTACGATATAGAGATTGAGCCAACCAGTGAACTGTTTAATGTTGTTAAATTTGAAGAAGGCTATGCGATGCATCCACATGCTGATGTTTTGTCTGTACCAGCACTTCACCTTGCCTCGGTATACTATATCAATGATGACTATAGCGGAGGAGAAATAAATTTTCTAGACCATGATCTTACAATTAAGCCAAATGCTAACAGCCTCATATTATTTCCTGGCAATGAAAACTATTGGCACGAAACATTAAAAGTTAACAGAAAATACTAGATACACATCTATTAAATTTTTTAAGTTTTCTAATTCAACATTTTCTTCTCAAACACCAACAGGCCATTCTGGAAAAGAATACTATGATAGATTTTAAAACATATGACCAACTTTCTTTTGAATCTTTGGGAACCTGCAGCGTTGTTGGCTGCAACATTGATGGAGAAAAATTATTCAGCACAGAAACAAGAGTTTTAGATGTTTGTTTAAATCATTATACACAACTACAAAATGCGAAGGAATAAATGAAAGAAATATTACTATCACTATCCGTAGGGCTTACTTTAGGTTTAATTATCCTATCTATAAGCGCAATATCCCCAGTTAAGATTCCAATCCCTGCTCCCCCAGTTTTTTGCTGGTGTTGCTGGTATAATTGGATTATGGCTTGCTCAACCAGTTTGGACAGCCATATCGAAGTTCATATCCTAGGAGGAATAAAATGAATGAACAAATTAAGGCAGCACTAGCGTCTTACGGACGATCAGTTCTTGGAGCAGCAACAGCAATGTATGCCTCTGGAGTAACTGACCCACAGACACTAGCATACTCATTGCTTGGTGCACTTGTACCAGTAGTATTGAGAGCAGCAAATCCAAATGACACAGCATTTGGTCGCCTACCATCTGTAAAAGATGTAGACGCTGCAGTTAAGTCTGCAAAGATTGTAAAGAAGCCTGCAAAGAAGGCTCCAGCAAAGAAGAAGTCTGGCGGTGGCGGAAAGCCTGCAGACATGGCGTAATAGTCATTTTCTATAAGATAGGGATGGGTTGTTGACATCCCTATTTTTATGCTATAATATATGTACCTGCCCAAATGGGGGGTAAATTAAATTATTCGCTTGAAAGGGGAATAAAATGAATTCAACATACACATCAGGGTCTTGGAATAGTCTTTTCAATGATCCATTTTTTATTGGCTTCAACAGAGAGTTGAGTCGCCTAAACAATGCATACAAAACAAACTCACAATCATATCCACCTTATGATCTAATCAAACTAGATGAAGATACATATAGGATATCTCTTGCGGTTGCTGGTTTTTCCAAGGGAGATATTGATGTCACAGTAGACAATGGAACCCTTATTATTAAAGGTGAGATTGTAGAGGTAACAGATGCAGAGGTAGTCCACAAAGGTATAGCAGGACGAAAGTTCGTAAGATCTTTTGCTCTTGGCGAGTATATGGAAGTGACCTCAGCAGAACTAAAAGATGGCATCTTAAATGTAAATGTCATTCAGAGTAGTTCCAGAAGAAAAGAAGCCTAAGTCTATTAAAATTAAGTAGTATAATAGACAGTATTCCGTCATGATACATGCAGTTGCTTATAGCAACCTTATTGCTGAAGTACGGAGGACCAGGGTCATTCCCTGGGGGACCTGAGCAAGTCTATTAAACTGCTCCATTATTATGTTACAATATAGTTGTCCCCATACAGGACCTTAGAGATGGCTTAGTTACCCATTGATGTATACCGTGGCCTTCGTGCCTGAATTGCCTGTATGGGGCTTTTAATACCCTTAAAAGGCTATATAATAGGTATATCTATGACAGACAAAGAGTTGTCCGCTTACAATAAGAAACAGTTTAAGCAGAGACTGACAGAGATAAAAAAGGCTGCTGGCTGTGCTGATTGTGGGAATAAGAACCCCATAGTATTAGAT